CTTCGGCAGCGATGGCGAAGTGCAGGATTCGATTACCGACCGCAGGGACTGATCGTCCGGGCAGTTCTTGGCGATGAAATTGAGGGCCGCGCCGTACTGGCGACGGATGTGGCGACGAACGCTCTTCCACGTCGCTTCAACGGCGGCTTTCGTGATTTCGATGCGCGTGGCAACACAGCGCAGAAAGGACAGGACCGGGTAGGAGCCGAGCAGGTACGAGGCGGGGTCACGCAGAATGTCGAGCGGCAGTTCCTTGCGATTGGAGTTGCGGAACTGCGCCTCATAGCGCACCCAAGGCGAACTCTTGTCACCCTGCTCCCTGCCCTTCTCATACACGCGCAGCTGCTTTTCGGACTTCTTGCCGCCGACATAGAACGTCTTGCCATCACCGCTGTCGTAGTCATCCACCAACTGCGCTTTGGGGCGCTGACCACGGTTGTCGAAGTCGCCATTGGCGTACCACTTCTGTGCCAGGCGCAATGGGTATTCACCGATCAGATCATCTGCACACACGTCTACGCGGGTGATCCTTCCGGCGCAGCTTTCGAGCTTCGCTCGAAGCTCCAGCCACCGCTGCGCATGGCCGCAGCGCGCTGCGCTTATCGCCTTGCATCCATCACCGGTTAGCTCGATACGGGCGGTGTACGTGCCATCGGCACGGCGGCACTCTTCGCCGCCCAGTTCGATCATCCCAACGAACTTCTTAGCCGCGTCGATGATCTTGATTCGCCACGTGTAGAAGCGACCGCCGCCTGCTGCTTCATCCAGTTCAAGGCCCAACCCGGCGAAGAACCAGCAGAACACCTGCAAGGCCGCAATGCGCGCGTTTTCCGGGGAGAACTCAATCCACTGGCGAACTTCTTCGAAGCTGTCGCCATCACGGAACGCGACCTCGTCCAGCGCTGCGCGCAGATCGATGGAAGCGGAGAACCAGTCAATGCCGACCGTCAGGGTTCCCTCGGGGTTCCTGAATTCACTGACTCCCCTGTTAGACGAGGGGAGTCCCGACCCGGCCAGCACCGCGCGATCACCGGCCATTGGTGCGGCCCTTCCAAAGCTTCCACAGGCGACGAAGCGCAAGCCATGCCTGCTCAATCACGATTGAAGCCATTGCGGCGCCGAGGCTGGCGACAATCAGCGCCGCACATCCGAAAAGGCCCATATCGGTCTCCGCAAGTTCGGCGGCAAAGGAATGGATGTTCATGCGACTCGCTCCTGTGCTTCGGACAGCTCAGCGGCAGCGAGCAGATCACCGCGCTTCGTGGCGGCAATCTCAGCCCGTGCGAGTGCGATCACCTGGGCTTCGCGGGACCGCTGCGAGGCGGTGTAATCACGCCGGTCGAGCAGCCACGAAACGATGCGAGCGGCGCCAATGGAGATGGCCGCAATGGCCCCCAGCAGCGCGAAGGATGAGATGGCGTCGAACATCTGTGATCCCCTGCCCCAAGCCCCAAGGGAACCCGCCAGCGGCCTTGGGGTGCCGGTGGCGGGTGTGATGTATCTACATCACGCGCCGCATGTAAACTGATCCCATCACGTCGTGTCAATAGGATTCATCACATGAACGCCCTTGCAGAACTTCTGGACGCAGTGCGGGAACGGTCGGGACTCCCGTCCGACATGGCTTTGGCGACGAAATTGGGAATTCAGCGACAGACGCTGCACCAAGCGCGAAAGGGCGTGGCGGGCCTGTCTGATGAGCGAATTGCGCAGCTTTGCGAGCTGGGCAAGCTCGATGGCGCCGTATGGCTGGCGAAGATTCACGCCGAGCGCGCGACGTCTCCGGTCGAGCGTAGGGTATGGCGCTCAGTGTTGGACAGGCTAAGCGCGGCGGCGGCAGTGCTGGTGCTCGCAGTGATCGCAATGCCAGGCGCCGCCCGCGCTAAGGCCGTTGATTCACAAGGCTTTTCCGGCTCCGATCAGCCGCATTCTGTATATTATGTTCAGGGCGGTCCGGGGGTGGCTGGCACGCATCTTGCCTCGACCCTCAGCCCTGCTGTGGCATGGAGCCTGATTGTGCGTGATCGCAACCTAACCGGCCCTTGGGCCGGTTTTTCGTTTAAGGCTGGCCGACTGGTCACCCCTGAAGGCCGCGAGCTGGAGCCGCAGGATCTAGCCTGGCTCTCTCTCACTGCCGCACAGGCACAGGAATGGCGACGGTTGATGGAAGATGCTTCGAGCTCGAAGATTCGAGCCCGAGATCGACGGAAACCCTTGGCGTACAAGGCTGCCGAAATTGTAGATCTCCGAGATGCTGTCCGGCGACGCACCGAGGAGCGGTTGTCCAGGGTGATGGCTGGTCCCGGCGCCGAGCCGCCGGCGGCAGTCCTACCGATACCGGGGCCGTGGCCTCGCCAGCGCGTGTGAGGCGCTTCCGTAGGGGCGCTGCCCCTACACCCCCGCTAGAATGCGCACAGGACGCCTTGGGGGGCCGTATGGAACGAGAACGACCGGAGTACCTGCAACCTATCCCGCGCTCGCGCTGGGAGTTTCCGTGGCTCGCCTTGTGGGCTGTGCTGCTGCTGGGCATGGCCGGTGCTGGAATCTGGCTGCATCTGAAGACCGGCAGCGCTTGGAATGCACGCTTCCAAGCCGCGCCTGCGCCGAGCGAGTCAACCAGCGTTGATCGCAGCCCCCAGCCCGAAACGATAGCGGACCGGAAAGCAATGCTGGGCGAGGTGCGCGCGCGACGAGAAAAGGCAGAACGCGAAGCCCAGCAGCGGCGCAGCGAGACAAGATGCATCGGCGGAATCACGTTCCGCCGTATACCTGGTGGTTGGGAGAATGTGCCGGGACAACCCTGCCCGTGATGCGTCACGATAATTAGAAGCTGGCCGGGTAAGGAGGCGTCTCAGGGAATGTGCCAATTGGCCGCTTTCCCACCTCAATCAGTGCATGTGCAGTCGGCTCGGGCGAGCCTGCTGACGGCGACTGTGCCAAGGCCCGGCCAGCCTCATCCTTGCCCGGCTCCGACTGCTGCCGTGGCGCCCGATAGGGGTTGTAGGCCGGGCCATCGCGCGCGATCGCCACACACACCGGGATTGAAACTTTGGCTTTGGTGCCTTGCTCGGTCACGCATGTGCAGGTGGTGTCCTGCTCAGTTGTGCCTGATGCCATGCAATACAGCTCAGGCTGAGACTGCACTGTACGCTCATCAAAGGCGGGCGCCGACCAAGGCTGAAACTCGACACGTGGCTTGTGCTTCGCCACGTACTCCTCGCGGGTGAGGGGCCGTGCCGCCGCCATGCCCGCGCCCAAGGGCGCCAGGGCAGCGGCGGTCGGCAAAGCACCGGCCCCCTGCTCTTCCTTCTTGGGTGATGCGGTGGATGGCTTGACGACGAATATCCAGATCAGCCACACGCAGACAATCAGCGTTACTGCCATGGATAGGCCCTGCCAAACGCGCTTGGGCACCTTGAACTTGTGGCTTGCTGTATGGAGCGTGGCGCTGCGATAGCGCTCATACAGCGCCTTGGGGTAGGCCCATATCTCTTCCTCAGCCTTATCGCGCACCCGCTCGTCATACGGGTCAGGCTGGACACGTGACCACGTAAGAACGCCAGCACGCTGCATGCCGAACGTGCGGTTCATGTGCGTATGCGAGCCGATCAGGCTGCGCACCTGATGGTGAATCTTGCTCGGCCACTGGGTAATGAACACCAAATCGAAACCACGATGGCGGTGCGTGGACATTGAGCGGATGCGGGGATCGTCGGATTCACCGGGCTTTCCGGTTGACGGGAACAGCCGCCCGTAACGCTCCAGTCCCTGCGTATTGCCATCGGAATGGGCTTCGTCGTACAGCACGAAAGAGCCGTCCGGAAGCTGGGTCCAGTCGTTATGCTCTGGCAGCTTTTCAAGCCATGGGAAGGCTTCCGGGTTCTCGTCAGTCGTAGCCCCCGCGATGTTGGTAAAGAAGCGCCGCGGCTGCGCCTTGCCCTCCTTTACCTGCTGCTGGTTCTGCTCATAGAACTCCTGAGCCATCGACATGGCACGCAGGGTTTTACCGTTACCCGGTTGGCCGGAAATCAGATACATCATTTGGAAGCTGCCTTCTGTACAGCCACCTTGCCTGCGTCGATCACAACGCGGGTGACGATGGCGGAGCCAATGAGCGTGATCGCCTCCCCTGCTCCCGCCATCAGCATGACGTTAGCCAGGTCGGCGGCGATGCCCGACCATTTCTGCGTAATCAGGTTGAGTGCACCTTTCACCAGCGGAAGCAATGCTGCACCAGTGGCAAGGCCAAGGCCGGCGCCGGTAAGCACACGGGCGAGAGAGTTGCCCAAAAGCTGGACAAGGAAGGCTGCTAACCACGGCATTATTTGCGTACTCCCGCGACGATGTAAGCCGCTGCAATACCAGCGCAAGCGATGACAAGACCTCGAATCATCAGCGCAAAGTCACAGAGCGGCTTGAACTCAAAATTGACACTGGTGCTGATGCCGCCCAAGGCGACAGTTACAACCTTGGTAGCTGGACAGGAACCATTGCCCAGGCCGCTTGACCACTGTCCCAAGTAACTGCTCGGGATCGGCGGATCCATGTAAGGCATCGGAACGTCGCCCGGATACTGCGGATCGCCCGGAAGGCTAGGGTTCTCACCGCCATCACCGGGGCCGCCATCGCCGTCGCCGTCCCCATCGCCATCGCCATCGCCGTCGCCGTCCCCTCCCCCGTCACCGCCGCCATCACCACCACCAGAACCACCGTCCCCTCCCCCGTCGCCTCCACCATCACTACCGCCATCACCATCGCCGCCGCCAGTCTCGCCACCAGTACCGCCACCATCATCTCCACCGCCGTCCCCTACAGGTTTCGGCTCCGGAGCATCCGACTCAGTACAGGTCCCACCTGTCGGTGAATATCCGATTCCGGAGGTGGCCTCAGCATCGAGCGAACTGGAATACATACAGCCCTTGTGGCAAACGTTCACAGTGGCAGCAGTGCCACCACCTTGCCAGCCAAGCTCGTAAGGTCGGGCGCTACAGCGCTCACCGAAGTAGTACTTGCCGCACTCAGTGTCGCCAATTCCAGGAATGCGGGCATAGCAGCGAAAGTAGGTCGGATTCTGACCCACAGCCGGACAACCGAGCTTGTCCGCCTTGCCCGGCATTCCGTAGCGCTGCTCAAGCGATGAAGCCGCTTCGTCTTCCTTAGCCTTGCACTCAGAGAAGGCAATGCCCTGATCGCAACCAGCTGGAATCTGCCCCGTCTGCCATGTGGCATTGGTACCGCACATGCCGTACCCCGACGACTGTGCGTGAGCCACTGGGGCAATGCCCATGGACGAAGCCCATGCGAGGATGATGACGAGCCAGCGCACCTCAATCACCAAACGCGATGTAGAGCGCAGCACTACCTACGCAGAGAACGAATAGACCGAGCATGACAGCCCCCGATGAAAAGGGGCCGGATTGCCCGGCCCCGTGTTACAGCGATCAACCGAAGATCGCGCCCTTGATCCACTTGAAGCCGACCGAGATCGCGGCCGGTGCCAGCTTGGCAGCACCGATCAGGCCGATGGTGGCCGCCAGACCGCCAAGAATTTCCAGTGCTGCAGTTGCGTCGAGATTCATATTGCTACCCCTTGTCGTTAGTTGCGGATGGTTCTGCCTAACTGCTTGTATGCCCACGCCACGGCGAAACACACTGCGACCATGGACAGAATTCCCGACACTTCGGCAGTGGAAAGGTCGGGAATCTCGGTGCGCGGCACGAATCCAGCCTGCTCACAGGTGCCGGTCTGCTGGTTGAATTGCAGGCATTCGTAGACGTACCGCGCCATGACTTAGGCCTGCGCTGCCGGGCGCGGTGCAGCCTTCTGCAGCGGGCGCAGAACCGTGAACTTGCTCAGGGTTGCAACGCCCTTGTTGACCTGCAGCATGGCCGGGACGTCGAGCTCGTACTCGCCCGCCTGATAGCCCGGCTGACCCTTGTCCAGGCGCACATCGAACGGATAGGCGAAACCGTCCGCCTCCAGCTTGGCGCGCTGCTTGCGGGTGGTAAATTCAACGTTCTCGTTGCGGTCGTTGGTGAAGCTTCCGCCACGCTCGTTGATCTGCGAATCCAGTACGGTGACCTTGATCATTTCGTTACCCCTTTGAGGTTGGTTGTACGGCCGCGATTTCGGGCCAGTGCGCTGCTGTGTCACCTGTGACCCACTTCGGCAGCGATGGCGAAGTGCAGGATTCGATTACCGACCGCAGGGACTGATCGTCCGGGCAGTTCTTGGCGATGAAATTGAGGGCCGCGCCGTACTGGCGGCGGATGTGGCGGCGAACGCTCTTCCAAGTCGCTTCAACGGCGGCTTTCGTGATTTCGATGCGCGTGGCGACACAGCGCAGAAAGGACAGGACCGGATAAGCCCCGAGCAGGTAGGAGGCCGGATCGCGCAGAATGTCGAGCGGCAGTTCCTTGCGATTGGAGTTGCGGAACTGCGCCTCATAGCGCACCCACGGCGAACTCTTATCGCCCTGCTCCCTGCCCTTCTCGTAGACCCGCAGCTGCTTTTCCGACTTCTTGCCGCCCACATAGAACGTCTTGCCGTCGCCGCTGTCGTAGTCGTCCACCAGCTGCGCCTTGGGGCGCTGACCACGGTTGTCGAAGTCGCCATTGGCGTACCACTTCTGTGCCATGCGCAATGGGTAATCGCCCACCAGGTCATCGGCGCACACATCGACACGGGTGATCCTCCCGGCGCAGCTTTCGAGCTTCGCTCGAAGCTCCAGCCACCGCTGCGCATGGCCGCAGCGCGCTGCGCTAATCGCCTTGCATCCATCGCCGGTAAGTTCGATGCGGGCGGTATACGTACCATCTGCGCGGCGGCACTCTTCGCCGCCGAGTTCGATCATCCCAACGAACTTCTTGGCCGCGTCGATGATCTTGATTCGCCACGTGTAGAAGCGGCCGCCGCCGGCCGTTTCATCCAGTTCAAGACCCAGACCGGCGAAGAACCAGCAGAACACCTGCAAGGCCGCAATGCGGGCGTTGTCCGGGGAGAACTCGATCCACTGGCGGACCTCTTCGAAGCTGTCGCCATCACGGAACGCAATCTCGTCCAGCGCTGCGCGCAGATCGATGGAAGCGGAGAACCAGTCGATGCCGACCGTCAGGGTTCCCTCGGGGTTCCTGAATTCACTGACTCCCCTGTTAGACGAGGGGAGTCCCGACCCGGCCAGCACCGCGCGATCACCGGCCATTGGAACGGTCCTTGCCGAGCTTCCACAGGCGACGAAGCCCCAGCCACGCCTGCTCGATCACGATGGAGAGCAATGCCACTCCCAGCCAAACGGCGATGAGCGCGGCGCACCCCGCAAGACCCATATCGAACTCGGCCAGTTCGGCGAATGAGGGAAACCTACTCATGCGGCGCGCTCCTGCTCTTCGGCGAACGCGGCTGCTGCCAGCAGATCGCCGCGCTTGGTGGCGGCAATCTCGGCCTGTGCGAGTGCGATGACCTGGGCTTCGCGGGACTGCTGCGCGGCGGTGTAGTCACGCCGGTCGAGCAGCCACGAAACGATACGAGCGCCGCCAATGGAGATGCCCGCAATGGCCCCCAGCAGCGCGAAGGATGAGATGGCGTCGAACATCTGTGATCCCCTACCCCAAGCCCCAAGAGAACCCGCCAGCGGCCTTGGGGTGCCGGTGGCGGGTGTGGTCCATCTGGACCACGCGGAGCATGTAATCTAAAAGGACCACACGTTGTCAGCCATGAGGACACCATGACCGCCGTAGGTGAACTGCTCGATGCCGCCCGCGAACGCACGGGAATCCCGTCTGACAATGCTTTGGCGGCTCGATTGGGAATTCAGAGGCAGCTGCTGTCGAAGGCTCGAGCGGGCGAAAAGCCGCTCTCAGATGAACGAATTGCGCAGATTTGCGCGCTGGCGAAGCTCGATGGCCCGACTTGGATCGCCATGATTCATGCAGAACGCGCCACCACGGCAACCGAACGTGCTCTATGGCGGTTGATGCTGGACCGAATGGGCGCGGCGGCTGCGGTCGTCGCGCTGGTAGCGCTGTCGATGCCGGGTCTCGCAAACGCAAAAACCGCCCAAATTCAGGCGGTTAGCGGTGCCGAGAACGGCGGTATGTATATTATGTTCATTACGCCATTGCCCGATCCAGGCTTCACCAGTCACGCCCCTGATCCACTCCAGGCGCCGGCCTGA